ATTCCTTGTAACGGGAACAATCCATCTATCATGCGTATGTCCGGAGATTACAATGTTAGCATCTGGCAGATATACAGCTCTTCTATTTGTTTGAATTACATCCTTAGTTACAGGCCCTCCACCTCCGTAGCCGTGGTGATAAGCCATAATTAAAGGCACTTTAGAGCCTTCATCAAGGTAAGCATACATTCGACAATAAATATATCCGGAATAATTGCCCTGTGTCATTTCTAACTTTTCGCAAATCTTGTCAACTATGCCATACTCAATGCGCTTTTCAACACTTGTTTCATGGTTGCCAGGTGAATAGAAAGCTAAGATAGATTTGTATGGCATTAGAAATTCTACAACATCTTTAATTACTTCGTCAATGTATCTGGCAGAGTTGTATTTTGGATTTAAATCTCCCTTGTTGCTGCGAGGATCATATTTGCCTTGCATTAAGTCAAGTAAATCACCAAAGATAAATACTGGAGCATTCCTTTCCATTGCAAGGTCAAGGTGTTGCTTTAGCTTTACTCTGTCGCAATGCACACTGTCAAGGTGAACATCGGAAATAAGTAAGAAATACCTATCTTTTTTGTAGACTTGATAGTCCATAAATTGATAAGTATTTGGAAATATTTTTTGTAACATAGTTTTTTTATTTAAAAGGGGAATAGAAATCAATCTACTCCCCTCGGCTGCCTAAGGTAGCGATTCCTGCTGCGCCTATAATTTAAAGCCAATAAGTGCAAAGGCTGCCGAAATTAAAGAAAGTTTAGGAGGTAGTTTGACCTCTATTTCTTTGCCAGCGCACTCTTTGGATGTCTCTTTAATTTTGTCCCAAATTATTTGGGCAAGTTGGATGTAATTTTTCCATGTGAATTTAATTTTATTTCCTTCCATGTAAATATGTACCTCCGAGGCAAGCTCCGCTATATTCATTGAATAGCAAGCAATGTCACCAATGGGACTTTTGATTGTGTCGGCTGATTTTAAAGCCTCTTTAAAATTTGTTTCCATGTTTATTTGTTTTTAACGTCTGAAAAATCTTGTTATTAATACTCCAAGGTTTACACCAGTGATGCGTTTAATGTTCTCTGAAATACTTGTAAGTTCCACGGCTGCCATTAAAAAAGCAGCCATATATGTAATGTTAAACGGAAGAGAAAAGGTATTCCTTGCTCCTTCAAATATGAGGATGCCGCAGAAATATACAACTATTTTTTCCATTGTGCGATAAAGCCCTTTACTATTTATCTTTTGTTGCTCCTTCCTTGCAGCCATGATTCCTGTTGCCATGTCAGCAAATACAACAAATATTGTAAAAATCAAAAATCCTTTAATTGGAATAAAAAACGAGGCAATCCAGCCGCAGCATATTGCATAAGCTATTTTTTCGTAGCCGAGGTGGAGGAGGTTTATTATTGTTGTTTTCATGTTATTTTAGTTTCCTGACATTTTTATCCAGTTAGTTCCATTACTAACAAGTGTAGCATATTTACCTCCACCAGATACTAAAATAGCATCTGTAAGAGATGTACTATTTAATGGCTCTATATTTGTTGATTGTGAATTAACTGCACCAGAACCAGTATTTTTAATTACTAAAGTTTTGTTTGTATTTCCACTTGCAGATGGTAAAGTAATAGTAACAGTAGATGATTGGTTAATATTTACATACCAATGTGAATAGACACCAAAACTTGATGACAGAGTAATACCTGGTCCATTAATAGCAAGATATGTATTAATATCATTTCCAGCCGTTGCAGTTAATGTGCCACTTGTTAAAGATAATCCAGAACCAACTGTTATTGAACCTATTGCATTTGATACATTTAATCCGGCTATTTTAGTCATTGAACCTGCTGGAGCTATAATTACACCACCATTTAATGATGCAATACCCGTAACATTTAAATCACTACTTGCATTTAAAACACCATTAAAAGTCTTAGCACCTCCAAACGTTTGAGTAGATGCAGTTACTACTCCTGTTGTAGATACTCCAGCATTAGCTATTGTAATAGCAGGTGTAGTTGTACCAGTAGCAACTGAAATAGGAGCGGTTCCTGTTACACTTGTAACCGTTCCTGTTCCTGTACCTGCTCCGATTGCCGTTCTAAATGTAGACGCATCCAAAGCACTTACTGTGTTATCGGCATTAAATCTTGGGAATGTCACGGCAGATGGATTAGTTAAAGTAAACATTGATTGTCCAATAGTTGTACCTCCTAAATCACTTCTCATTCCATCCGCTGCCCTTTGACTCACAGTGTTATCAGCATTGTAACGGAGAAATGAAATAGCTCCTATGTCTGTTAATAAAAAAGTATTTGCACCTCGCACCGTTGCACCTAAAGCAGTCCTTGCAGATGATTGAGTTGTTGCACCTGTCCCACCGTTGGCAATAGGCAAAGTGCCTGTAACTTGGGAAGAAAGAGAAACACCGGACAATGTGCCACCAAGTGTAAGGTTGCCAGAAGAGGTGACTGTGCCTGTTAAAGTAATACCGTTTACGGTGCCTGTGCCACCGACAGAGGTAACTGTGCCAACAGATATATTACCAGAACCAACTAAACTATTAGAATTTACTGTTTTTAAATCACCTGCTAAAAGTGCAGGAGTAGTATCTCTCCACAATCCACCAGTATAATATAAAGAAGCCTTGTCAACCGGTGAAGTAATAGCAACATCATGAAGCTCTGACAATTTATAACCTGATGCCACCCGTATTGCTATTGTTCCATTGTTTGACGATGAATTAATACAAAATCCAATAGGCATATCAATATTTGGAGCAACAGGTTCAACGTCTGTCCAAACACCTGCAACAGTTGGTGAAGGGTAAAGGATTGCACCAGCCGCAAAAGTATCGGTGTTCACTTGTCGTATTTTGCCAAATGAAATTACATACCCATCTTCACCATCTGTCAAATCATGTGCCGTTATTCCAAGTAAATATTTTGCATCTATTGAGCCATCAGCTATAAACTTTGCCACTGTTATCCTGCCACTTGCTCCAACCGTGCCATTTGCATAGACTATACTACCTTTAGTAATTGTTAAGCCTGTTTGATTCTTCACTAACCAAAAGTTTTTAAAGCCAAGCTCGTTTGGTACCTGGTCGTACATTCCAAGCACAACAGTTGCCAACTCACTATCCCACCGCATTTTAGCAGTGTCAACATTATTACTCGGAACACTTGTATCAAAGAACAATGAATCTACTGGCTGTGCAAAATTGTTGTTTACAATTACTGTATCACTATTATTAAACTGCCATCCTCCTTTAGATGCTATATAGCTATACATTACATTGTTTACAGTATCAACTAACAAATAAGCCTTTATATCTTTGTTTGTGTAGTTGCTTGGCTTTGTCACAGTGTCTGCGGCAGTGCCTCTGTAAACTAAGCCATTGCCCGTAGTCTGCCAGCCTAATTTTTGCTTATTTCCTGTAATAGGATAGGGAATAGAATCAATGGCAGCATAGGAAACACCTGCAACCATGACAAGGGCAATGGCAAGGCTTTGGCGTTTGTTGCCTACTTTGTTTATGACCTTCTTCCCGATGCCAAGAACAAGCTCACGGAACAAGGTCAGGGCAACTTCGCCCATGGCTTTTAAAAACTTTCTTTCTTTTTTTGGTGCTTTAATTTCTTCCATTAGTTTATGTTTATTGCAAATACAATGTAATTACTTCCATCGTAATGCGTATTTGAATCAATGGTAATAGTTGCAGGTAATGTGATAGAATATTGACTATCTATTAATTTCTGACCATTCTGGTAAACATGAATAGCTGCTAATAAATTAGTTGTTGGTAGCTTTCCGCTATTCTGTGTCCAAGTCAATGTGCCGGAGGTTGTATCAAGAAATTCTTGGTTAAAGATGGAAACGGCAGAGCCATTTATTGTAACATTATTTATTGTCTCTGTGACATTGTTATTTACCACTCCACCACTTCCGGCATTGTTTGCCACCTGGTCAAAGTCACGAGGTTTAGATAATACTGTTCTTTCTGTATAGTTAGGCATCAAGTTCTATTTTAAAGTAATCACCTTGCCAAATCTCTGTTTTTAAATCTAAACTTCCTCTTTCAAAAACGTAATATCCAGAGGAATATTCTATGACCTTGTGAGGAAGGTAAGGATTGTCAACTGATAGATTTTGGAATGGCATATCTACCATGCGGAGCTTCGGAGTAAGTTGTCCTCGGATGATCTCGTTTACTAATAATTGACTAATATTTTTAGCCGTGCCAGTGTTACCTATTTTCCATGCGTCTGATGGTTCGTAAACACTTGAGGCATTTAATATTCTAAGTCCACCGGTAGTAGTGGCAGAAGGCCCATCGCCAAGGTATGTATCAAGGTTGCAGACAACAGAAGATTTATCATCGTTATCACTGGCAAATTCTTTTAGATCTGATTGACCTTGAATAGTGCCATCTGGCAGAAATTCCAAATAATTATTAGTCAAATAATATTCAATAGCATAATCTGCTTTAATATCTGTGCCACTTTCGTCTCTTACTTCTTTTAGACGCATTTCCCAGACATATTCTCCTGTCTCCGGAATAGCTAAAGTGTCAAATGAAATAGTTTTATTATTAATTTCAGTGCCATCTAAATTAATAATGTCAGTAACAAATTCCCATTCGTAAAAGCTACTCTCCCAACTGGCAGCACCTAATTGATAATTAAAACCATTAGTAAAAGTTACTGGTCTTTTTAAATATTTATTTTCTTGCTTAACTTGTAGATTATCTATAACTCCAGTAAATTTTGTTGCTGATATTGAATCTAATTTAAAGGCATCAGTATTTGTTGTATAAATTTTATACTCATAATCACCTTCAGTAGTTATTGTTTTAGTTACCCCACCGATGCGCAACCTTAATTCACCTTGTTGCAATGAACCAACTTTTATTGTAATATAATAATATCTATTAGCTACAACTGCACTGCCTGTCCATTCGACTACACCTGTGACTGTGGTAGCAAATAAACTACCATTTAATATACTCCATCCACTTCCAAGTGTCCATGTTTGTAAGATGTTAAATCCCATTAATGGAATGTAATCTATAATAGATGCAACCTTTACAGCATATACAAAGATATGAGGCACAAAACCGCCACCAGTTGACCAAATAGACCTTTGGTATAACATTCCTGTGTAGCTTAATTTAGCTTCATTATTTGTACTATCTAAAGTATCTGTTCTAACAATAACAGGATCTGTATTTGTAATGTAGTTATAAACTACACCAGGCATTAAATTCTTTTTAGCATTGTGATTATAACGTACTAAAGCATTTTTTAAAGCAGAGTAATATGTCCATTTTCCTCCGCTTAATCTCATTAAATCGCTACTTCCTAAATTGCCTTGTACATTAGACAAAGTAAAGTCATCGGTAAATGTGCCAGATGTTTGTACACCTAAGGCACTGTATTTAAAATATCTTAATGATGCAGGATTATTTGCATATTGATTAATCTGAATAAACCAATACTGACTGCCACTAAACAATATTCTTGCTCCAAGTGCTTGACATATTTTTTTAATTACATCGTAGCAACTTTGGTAAGTATAATTTTTCTTTGTGTCAATGTGATAAAATGCTCTATGTTGGATTGCAGTTTTTAAAGCAAAATCATTATTAGCACTATATGTTAATGTACTTTCATGCCAGTTAAAAATAGTATGTAACACTGGCAAACTATTTGCCACAAGATTCTCTTGGACAAAATCTAACTGATTAAGGCAGTTTAAAATATGTTGTACAACTGTGTCCTGCCCATTGTAAGGCCCAACCGCACTTTTGTAGTCCAATGTCTTTAGCCAGCCTAATCCATCTATTGCAGATATTTGAGCCTGGTAACCTATGGATAATGGCACATCTTCAAACTCTACTAAATCAGTCACTATATAGCCATACCATTTAAATGATACCGTTGTGTTATCATCCTCATAGGCTGTAAGCTCCATCGTAAATCTTCCCTCCACTGCCAAGCCAATGTCAAGGAGCAATGTTTGTAAATCCTCGTTATTTATCAATAAAGACAATGAACAACGTGAGCCAATGATAGGTGTAAATCTTTCCTGACCTTGCTGACTTTCGCTGTCGTATTGGATGCCTAATGATAATGTGTCAAATGTTTTCACAGTACCAGAGAAAGCACTATCTTTAATAGATACAGTAATCTTTCTACTTTTCTCGTTATATACTGTCGTTGAAAACCTTATAGCCATTATTGTATTCTACTTAATCCCTTTTGAGATCTGTTTAACAATATAATCAAATCATTTCCGCTTATCCTTGTCTCCAATGTGCCACCTATACCCATGTCTCCCATCATTGATTTTAACTTGGATAAAGGTGCTATTACTTCAGGGTCAACTCGTGCACCACGATTATCTCCGACAGTTGCTAAAGTAGGGCCGTATGCCAATCCTCCTTCGGCTAACTTTGGAGCGCCAATCTTCATTATTAATGACCTTGCTACACCTCCAGCAGCGGCAGCAATAGCAGGCGCAATAGCCACCATGAAAGGTGACAATGGTACGGATGCTAATGCTTTTGCTACATACATTCTAATAAAATTAGCAATTATATCAGCAATACTTTTTCTTACAGCCGCAGCAAGTTCTTTCATGCTTTCAAATCCACTTGCTGCTAATTCGCCAAAACTTAAAATACTATTAGCAATTATTTTTTGACCATCACCTAACATATCATAAGCACTTTTTGCCGTAGGTGCAATATTATTAAATGATTTAGCTACATCTTCATTTGTTTGTTTTAATCTTTCATTTGCGGCTGATATACTTTCTAATTTATCTGGAAGTAAATCTAAGGTAGGTAGTAAATTTACTGTGTCTATTGGAGTATTTAAAGCCGCTCCAACACCTTTACCTCCTCCCGTGCCTCCTCCTGTCGGTGCGCCACCATCACCAAACACTAATTCACCTGTGCCTTCTGTTCCACCTCCACCTCCACCTTTGCCCGGTGCAGCCATGAATAGGCTTTTAAACTTGCCTAATGGCTAAAGTAACACCAAGTATTGCAGGATTAGCAAGTATTTTTGCAAAAGCACCAGATATTACCGTAGATAAATTTTTGACTGTTGTCATTATTAATCTTGTAGTACCTATCAATGCACCAAAAGTAGATATTAATTTACCTACTATAAAAATAGCAGGCCCTATTGCAGCAACTAATAAACCAGCCTTAACAATAAAGCCTTGTGTCTCCGGATTAAGTGACTTAAAACCATCTACTAACCTTTGCAATCCTGCGCTTAATGCGGCGGCAACTGCCTCTAAATTTAATGTTTCGTTTATCGCTTTACCTAACTCTGCTAATGATGCACCTACGTTATCTTTTAAATTATCAAACGTATTTGCTAATCCACCATTTGCTCTTTCCAAATTACCTAAAGCACCTACCGACCTTTGTATAAATTCCTCACTACTTATTCCAAGTTCTCTAATTCCTTCGGCAGTCACTACTCCAAATTCTTCTTTCATTACTCTGGCAAACTCTGGCAACCTTTCTTTAATCTGATTAAGATCTTCCTGCGTAACTTTGCCAACCGCGCTTATTTGTGATAATGCCAATACTACTCCATCAAATTGTTCTGCGCCACCGCCTGCCCTTGCTACAGCATTACCAAATTGTGTGATGGTTTCACGAGCCGCATCGGCATTCATTCCTACACTTTGTAAAGAGGCAGAGGCCTTGACAACTTCGGGAAGGGCAAGGCCAGGATTTTCGGCTACTTTGCGGAGCTTCTCTAATTCAATAGCTGCTCCCTCACTACTTCCCATAATGGCTATTAATCCATTTTCCAACTTTTCCATGTCGGCAAAGGATTTGAGAGCAGCAGCACCAACACCAATAATAGGCAATGTCAATGACTGGGTTAAGGTAGATCCAAGATTGGACATATTTTGTCCAAACTTACTCATAGACTTCTCTACCTTTCCTAACTCTTTGTCAAGGTTAGTAGTATCAATACCAAGTTTTAAAAGTAGTTTACCTATTGCCATTATGCTTCTTTATCCCATTTGTCAAATATTGACTTGTCACTATTTGTCAAACTTCTATTAGTTTCTTTCTTAATCGGATTTTCCCACGGAAACTCAATTAAATCTTTAGGCTTTAAACTTTTACCTTTTGCTGTGTGAACATTTAAAAGTAAAGTTGTCTGCCATCTTATTCGTTCCCACTCTGTTTGCTCCTGTTGTTCAAATTGATTGTTATAACCTTGCATAGCTATAACAACCTCTTTGAAACTCATCTCATAGTATTGCGAAGGAGGAAATCTTAAAACTCCGAAACAAAAGCGCTCGATGTATTCAAGAGTGAGTTCTCCTCCTTCGCCACTACGTTTTTTTGGCTCTCATCTTCTGGTGGTGAAATCTCATTTGAAATCATTTCCATTATGCGAGTTATCCCTCCCATGTCTGTATCTACAAGGTCGCAGAATGATTGCAAAGTGTAAGGGCATTTCTCCCCTTTCGCTTTGTAACCATGCTCAACACCGGTAAAGGCAAGTTCAAGGGCAAGTAAAAGATCTTCTCCTAAAAGGGAAAGGTCACTTAATTTAAGTTTCCTCTCCCTTAGAAATGTACCTAACACATACATACCAAATTTAATCGGTATGGAAGTGTTGGCTATTGTTATTGTTTTCATGTGTTAGGTTTTAAATTATGCTTTTGTAGTCTTCACTATTGCACCAGTCACCTCAAAGGATGCTGAATAGCTTGTATTCTCTTCCACACCTGCGTTTAAGTCTAATGATGTACAGATAGCACTCATTGTAAAGACATTGTCACCTTGTACGTCTGTTGTAAATTTAATGGTCAATGCAGTACCGGATATTAAATCGGTAAAGAGATCATCAAATAAGTAATTAGTAGAAGAATCGCCAGGCCCTGCGTACAATGCCTCGGTGGACAATGTGCCGGATAGCTGACCTTTCTTTACCTCTCTCCATCCTCCAGCTGCGGAATCCTTTGTCAAGATTTCACGCATGGCTGCGGAGATGTTCATTTGGCAGGATGTTGCGTAACCTATCGCAGTTGAATCTTTGTATAGGCGCATCAACGTACCATTAATAATGCCAGTAGTTGCCATGTTTATTTATTTTTTGGTTTATTAATTTTCTCTTCATCTGCCTCTTCATTGAAATATGAGTTAGGCACTGGAATAGGAATATAGACTGGATCTTGCTTAGTCTCCTCTTTCTGCGGCATTTGTTCAACAACAAAGTCTTCATCAAGTAATTCTGCAATCCCATCTTTTATCATTTGCTCACCATATTCAGATAAAAATACACCAACTTTACCTGGTGCCTTTCCATTCCATTCTTTTAATAGTCTTAATTTCATCGTTTCATATTTGCCATAAAATCAACACTCATCCAATATACATTCAAGTCAGCATTATAGACTTGACTATCGGAGCTCATGTATTTTATTGTTTGTACAGAAATACCATTTACTGTGCCTACAAATCTATCTAACCTATTGCGCACATTGTTTGCAAGTGTTTGTGTAGTATCGTAGTTATTAGTATATACATCAATCTGTATATTTATTTCTTCCAAGTTACTTTGACCATCTTTATAATCTACTGGGATAGAATTAGTAATAGTGTATATTACAAAAGGATACTGCACATTTTGTGGGGCAATGTCCGGATAGATATTTAATCCACAAATACCAGTAACTGCCGCATCAGTCGTTAATCTCCCGTATATTACTTTACCTATCATATTTCCCAAAATTTACGAGGATATTGTTTAGCCATCAACATAGCTTCAGATGACATTTTGCTTATAACTGCCATTTGACTTGCTCTTTCCGCTTGATTCTTAACTTTCTTTACCCATGCCTTAGTGCTACCATAAACCATGTGAGCATAAAAGCCATCTGATTTAGAATCACTACCTAATGTAACACCTTTACCAGCATCCTTATATATAGGGCCAATAGCAGAAGTTAAATATTTAAAGTTCTTTACATCGCTCACTATTTGTATTGATCGCTGTAAATTACCAGGCATAATATTGTACTTTAAACCTTTACCTTTTATATAAAATTTATGTAGCTTATTTGAATTAGGAACAAGATTTCTATAAGCTGCAAGTGCAATAGGCTCTGCTGCTTTTGTTATTTCTTTTCTCTTTGTAATGGTAATTTGCTGCATAATATTATCAAGTTCTATAACACTATTTGCAAAATTAGAAATAGCTAAAGGCTGACCTTTTTTATTAGTCTTGCCTTCCAATCTTTTAAGCCTATTTAACTTTGCTTGTGATATAAACATTACATATAGTTTTGAGCAAATGAACAAAATAAATGTAAATACATATTATCCTCACTAATCTGGACATTCTCTATTTGATAGTATTTATTCATCCAGATTATTCTTTGTTGCTCGTTTATGTCTGTCCTATTTCGACAGGTAACCCTCACCTGGCTTAATGCTGTTATCTTGCCTCCTTCTACTTCCTCCTTGTTCACTCCTTTATAATCTACCACTGCCCATACCTCCGCTATATTACTCCATGTCTCTGTTCCAAATCCACTTGTAGTGACAGAACGAGTAACACTCTGCACTATGATTCTTTCTCTTAACTTCCCTATTTCTTCTTTCTTGTTGTATCTCATTAGAATAGTTGTACACGATACTGATCAAGTAAATACTCCGATGCCGTTGGCAATTTCTTTACATAGTCTTCTCTGTTATCATAACCATCTGCTACCATCATTAAAACTGCTTGTCTAATCTGCATTGGTACACCGGATGGCTCTGTGCCATATCCTGCGGTGTAGGTAATTGTCACATCATTTATATTTCCGTAAAGTGTTGGCCATGTCTTACCGTAACCAAGAGATAATCTGCCAGGCTTTAAAAAGGTATCTACAACATAATTAGCTGCATCATAAGTCTGCAAGCTATTTACATTATCTTTATATTGAAATGATGTAACAGCAATTACAGGAGATACTGATAAGTAAATAGTAGGATGATTAAGCCTGTCTAACTTTTCTGTAATAGTTTGTGTGATCAATGCCTGGTTAAGATAACGCTCTGCAACTTCACGAGCTGACTGCAATAAAGTGGTAATTAAAGTATCATCGGCAGATGTATCTACTTTAAGATAATTTTTTACTTCATTTAATGTCCAAACTTCTTGAGCAGGTGCAGTTGTTACTTTCCAAGCCATGTCTATGTTTTTAATAAGGGATGGCTATTGCTAACCATCCCTTTACTATCCCCCTATTATTTACAGATTCTTCAAGTGCTTAATTGCAGCAGTCTGTATCAACTTGCCATCAAACCTTGCATACATCAAGAAGCCAAGCTCCATCTCATCCATAAACCTCTCACGCAATGGCACAAGAACATTGTTTGCCACCTGGCGGATGATGTACTTAGACCAATCTCCGAAGTAAATAATCTTAGCATCAGCAGCCTGTGCAGATGGAAGATCATTGTTTACAAAGAAGTTGTATCCTAACAATCTGTCCGGTGTTCCTTCACGAAGTGATGGTTGGAACAAAGTAGTGTTGTTAGTGTCCAAGTTTAACTTTCTAACTGCGCTCAAAATCTGGTCATGCATCATGAATGCAGCAGATGGTGAGTTTCTGTAAGCAATGTCAACAGAGTGAACAAGTTCAACCAAGTTGGCAGCTGTAAAGGCACCGGTAGATGCAGATTCAACACCGGAAGGTGCAGCATCTTTAAATCCAGTTGGCTTTCCAGAACCATCACCAGTTGTAAATGCAGTGTTCAAGCCACGGCCTAAACGCTCACCTAACATAATTGGTAACTCTGTATTTAAAAGACCAAACTCGTCATTTGCCCATTCAACAGAAACTTTTACAAGTGTGTTTAAAACGTGAGCTCCAAAAGTCTCTCTTGTGAAAGTCATGTCCTGTACTGTCACTGCTCCACCTTCAGTATGCCATGAGCCAGCAGTAGCTGTATCATTTACCTTTGGCCAGTACAATGTACCTGCCTGTGGAGTAGTGATTATACGGCTAACATTAAGCATTGGGCCGTAATATGCCATAGTCTTTTCCAACTCGTAAGAGAATTGGTAGGGGATTACATAGCCACCTGCTAATCCAGTCTCCGCAGTCGTGATGGTAGCAGTGCCACGCATCTCTCTAAGCATTGATTGCTCGTTGCTTGTTAAGTCACGCTTTGCAAGAGCTTTCATGAATGCTGTGTGATACTCTGGTGATTTTACAATCTCCCTTGCATCTCTTGGCATTGCATTAATCGTCTGCTCCACAGGATTAACACCTCTTTCTTCAGAGTTGATTTCATTCCATCTTTCAAGACGAGAAATCTGGTCTGTATAATTTTTAAAGTTAGCATCTGCGGCATCCCATTGTGCCAATTCCTCGGCATTCATTAGACGACCTTCGCCAGCTGCTCTCTTCTGCAAGTCTTCCATTATAGCATAA